CGTCAGGTGCAAGATATACAGTTATCGATGGCAGAGAGCCTGCCGTCTTGCCTAGCAGATTAAGGGAGTGGGCTACAAGATGAAAGAGCAATTGTTTTATATATTGTTAGGAAGTTTTTTTGGCGTAATGATTGGTTGGGTAATTTACGAATACATTCGTGAACAAGGATATCAATCAGGATATTGGGTTGGCCGCAAAGATGGTTATGACATGCACCGTCGATTGGTCCAATTAGATAAGAAGAATGAAGTGTTTGATTATGACAAGAACTGAAAAGTTATTTGATGAAGCCGTTGCACTCATTCATTCGAGAGGATCACAGTATGGTCATCCAATGCCTCAGCACTCGCGTATCGCTGAACTCTGGAGCGCATATCTTGGTTATCCAATTACACCAAATCAAGTTGCAATGGCAATGTGTTTGGTCAAAATCAGCAGATCAGTTGAAAGTCCAGAGGTTGATGATCACTACAAAGACGCACTTGCGTATATTGCAATTTCAAAAACCTGTCATGAAGCAATGCAGGATTCAAAGTTAGATTGGCAGGTATAAGATGGCTTTCAATTTAGATGATTACACTACGGTCCAGGAACGGATTGCCGAGTTCTGGGGAAAGTATGAAAATGGAGCGATACGAACAGAGGTTATCGAGGCCTCAAACACTCGATTCATTGTTGTTGCTAAATTATATAAAAACGCAACCGACGAAAAGCCGTTCTCTACGGGTCATGCTCAAGAGGTCATTAGCGATCGCGGTGTTAATCGTGATTTTGCCCTTGAAAATTGTGAAACGAGTGCAGTTGGAATTGCTGCAAAGTTTGCAAACATTGGCACGAAAAAGCATCTTGCATCTCGCGAAGAAATGGCAAAGGTTAATAAGGTAACTGAAACTAAAAGGGTTTACAGTCCACCCAACTCAAGATCAGCAATGGTTGAGCAAGCCTTAAGATCATCTTTTGATGAAGATGTAAAGAAGGCAGTAAATCCTGAACCAGTTGCATGGAGTGTTGGAGAAGTTGTTGATGCGATAGGTAGTTCAACACCGAATCCACCGCCTGAATGCGAGCATGGCATGATTTTGAAACAAGGTGTGAGCAAAACCAATAAACCCTATTATGGCTATGTTTGCAAAGGGTCCAATAAAGATCATGCTGTTTGGGCCAAGATGACCGCCAATGGTAATTGGTATTTTGCAGGGGGTGAGTAGTGGGGTATATAGCCTTCATAAATGGCAAGAATGTCCAGGTTGTAATTGATGATTCTGGCCCGCACCTAGTCGAATCAGTTATCAAATGCGAATTTTGCGGTGATGACCGAATCTTATCTGATGGCCGTTGCGTAACTTGTTGCCAATTAGATGACACCAAGATATGATTTTAAATGCGAGTTCTGCATGACGCAAGTGGAACTCGTTCTCGCAGTTGATCAGCAGGTGCCCAAGTGTGCTGGATGCATGGGGAAACTTGTGCGCCTCTGGTCAGCAGTTCCAATTCATTTTAAGGGTGATGGATGGGCAGGTAAATCATGATTGTTGATTTATCTAAAGATGAAGTTCGTATCTGCATCCAACTTGCAACTGAAAGATATCTTGCAAAATGGGATTCAGTTGATCGGCCTAATTATGCTGAAGGGAAGGCGCAGGGCAAACTAGAGCATGAATTATTGGCCAATATAAGGGCCAATGTATGCGAATGGGCAGCAGCCAAACTATTTCAATTATCCTGGAATGTGCCTTACTATCCTAATGAAGAACATTGGTGTCGTAAGGATTTGCCTGACATTGGCACAAATACAGAGGTTAGGTCAGTCAGGACTAACAACGCAATACCATTTTGGGAGAAGGACTTGGAGAAGATATTGGTTGCAACTAAATGCCTAGACTTAGAAAAGTTTTCTCAAGTCTTTGTGTTTGGTTATGCCTTACCTGGTGTTTATCAGTCTGATGAATACTTTGATGAATCTATTGCAGGTTGGAGAATCCCTCTTGATGACTTCCATTTTGAAGTTTAAATGTAACGGATGCGCTCGCAAAACTGAGTTTATCTGGTTATCTGACATTGATGTTCCTCAAGGTTTTGGCGTATATCAATGTAAAGAGTGCTCATGCGTGGGCACTAAGAACCTTGCTGAACAAATAAACAATGATGCTAAAGTTAATCGCTGCACCCAATGCGGTTCCTGGCAGTTTGAGGGGAAGGAATGCCACACATGCTTGATGCTAATTTGACAGGTGGTTACTTAGATAAATGGTTAGATGAGGATGATTACAGATACAGTTGCAAGTTCATTGTGATCTAAATCATAGTCCACATACTGAGATAATTAGGAAGGTTCCTTGTATATGATTTCAATACCCATGATAGGCTCTAGCCTTAGCATTTGGCCTAAAGCCAAAAATGCGAGCCGCGTAAGCGGATTGCTCGCAAGGTGCTGGCGAGTTGGGATCGCTCTATGTTTAGCAACATTTTGGAATTTAGATATAGCACAATCTCAAACAATCAAGGTTAATACATTAAAACAAATTACATTCCATCAATTGGATTATTCATTTGATCAATTCTATTGCGTTGATCAAATTGTATGGAAAGAATCGCGTTGGAATTACAAAGCGAAGAACCCTAAGTCAAGTGCATTTGGGTTGTTTCAGATATTAAAGTATAAAGAAACTGATCCAATTAAACAGATTAAAGATGGGCTTAAATATATTGAATATAGGTATCAAACCCCATGCCGTGCGCTCGCACATCATAACAAGAATGGATGGTATTGATGGCCAAGGCTGGTGTTGGAACCAGGACCTGGCGTAAGACAAGGGAACGAATACTTAGGCGAGATGGCTTTATCTGCCAGTATTGTGGACAAGAGGCTGATACAGTAGATCACATTATTCCAAGACGGTTGGGCGGTCCAGATAGTGATTCAAACCTTTGTGCCGCGTGTTCTCGTTGCAATTATTCAAAAGGGGGGCGCTTTTTTGTGAGTAATAGGACACCACCGCCTTCCGTTGTTCTTTCTAACCGACGAAATACTTCGATTGGGCACGATCCTTTTGAATCGAAATCGTTATGACTGAATCTGAAGGGATCGGATTAAATCTAATTAAATCGGAAATAGGGGGTGTTCAAACACCGCGTATTCATAGCCAACTCAATGATTTACCGTCAAAAGGGCATGAAATGATTGAGTTTGCGAAAGAGATCAACCTAAATCTTATGGAATGGCAAAAGTTCGTGTGCATTCATGGCCACAAAGTCAGACCAGACGGGAGATGGCACCATTCCGAATTGGGATTGATCATGGCTAGGCAGCAAGGCAAGTCAACTTTGATGATGCTTAGAATCTTAACTGGCATGTATATCTGGGGCGAAGGATTGCAATTGGCATCAGCCCATAGACTTACAACCTCACTTGAAACCTTTCGCCAGATAGTTACGCATATTGAACAGAATGACAAATTGGCATCCGAGGTTAAAAAGATAAGATGGCAACATGGCGCTGAAGAAATAGAACTCAAAGGTAATCGAAGATTCGTTGTAAAGGCTTCAAACAATGCAGCGCGAGGATTAAGCAAGCCTGAAACTATTCATTTAGACGAATTGAGAGAATACAAAGACGAAGAAGCCTGGTCATCAATGCGCTACTCAATGATGGCTGCTAAGAATCCTCAAGTTTGGATTTATAGTTCGGCAGGCGACCAACACTCGATAATTTTAAATAAACTTCGTGAACGCGCTCTTGCAGCGAGTGCGGGAACCTCAGACCCGATTGGTTGGTTTGAGTGGAGTGCAGAACCAGATGCGCCGATTACCCTTCCGTCAGGCGATATTAACTGGCGCGCATTCGCTCAATCCAACCCGTCGCTTGGCGTAACGATCCACCCCGATAACATTCGTGCGGTAATAAATGATCCTCAAGATATTGTTAGAACTGAAATCTTAGCCCAATGGGTTGACACAATTAACTCAGCAGTCGATGCGCAAAAGTGGGCACATTGTAAAATTGATCCAATTGCACTTGATCCAGAAAAGCCAACTTGGTTTGGTTTAGATTGTTCGCCAGATCGAAAACATGCTGCATTAGTTGCTGCCCAACGATTAGACGGTGAACGATTTAATATGGTTTTGCTTCATACTTGGTCAAATGATTATTCATTAAATGATTTTGCAATTGCTAATGACATTGCGCCTTATGTTCGTAAGTATCATGTTGAAACCGTTGCTTACAGCAAAAAAACAAGTCAGGCCATTGCCAGTCGATTGGTTCCAGCAGGAATACCAGTTACAGACATGGATGGTGCAATTTATACAGAATCGTGCGACAGATGGCTCGGGGCAATAAATAGCCATAGGCTTCAACACGGTGGGCAAGAAGAATTTACTCAACAAGTCTTATCAGCAGCAAGATTGCCTTACGGTGATGGAAGTTGGATTATTGGAAGAAGGGCTTCAAAAGTAGCAGTTTGCGCTGCCGTTGCCTCGGCTCTTGCAACTTACTTTGCAACTCAGACACAAACGGAAATAGACATACAAATCGCCTAAATGGTATAATCTTAGTCAATGGGATTATTCGATCGATTTACCACAAAACAAGCAATTGATCAAGTTGATGTTCAAGCATCCTTGGCGCCATACAATGCTCAACAATTATTAGGTGGATTTTTATTTTCAACTTCAACTGCATCAAGAGAACAATTTATGGCAGTTCCCGCTGGCGCTCGCGCAAGAAATATAATTTGTTCAACAGTTGGAAGTTTACCATTAGAACAATATAATCATTTTACTAATGAACATGTAAGACCGCAACGAGTAATTATGCAACCAGACCCAAGAGTTGCAGGTTCAGCGATTTATAGTTGGATGGCCGAAGATTTACTTTTAGGCGGAATCGCTTATGGAATGGTTCTTGAAAATTATTCTTTGACTGATGGATCAAGAATTAGATCATGGACAAGAATTGCACCAAATAGAGTTTTTGCAAGTTTAAATGCAAACTCAACTGAAATCGAGTATTACACCGTAGACGGTAAAAAAGTTCCACCGTTTGGTCCTGGAAGTTTAATTGTTTTTAACGGACTTGATGAAGGAATTTTGAATCGAGCAGGCAGAACAATTAAAGCCGCACTTGCATTAGAAAATGCAGCAGAACTTTATGCAAAAGAACCAATGCCTACAATGGCATTAAAAGCAAACGGCGCACCGCTAACTGCTGAAAGAATTTCAAAATTATTAGAACAATGGAAAGTTGCGCGAAATACACGGTCCACGGCATTTTTAAATTCTGATGTTGAATTACAAGCCGTTGGTTTCGATCCTGCTAAATTACAATTAAATGAAGCAAGACAATACCTGGCATTAGAGATTGCAAGAGCAGCAGGCATTCCTGCATCATTCGTATCTGCTGAAACTACTTCAATGACATATTCAAACATGACTGCCGAAAGAAAAGCACTTATTGATTTTTCATTGCGACCAATCTTAACTGCAATTGAACAAAGATTGTCAATGGCTGATTTTGTGCCAAACGGCATGGAAGTTAGATTTGACATTGATGACTTCTTGCGTGGTTCAGCATTAGAGCGAGCGCAAGTTTACGAAATACTAAACAGAATCGGCGCCATGAGCGTTGAACAAATCCAAGAGGAAGAAGACCTAATCCGATGAAAATAAACTTCCCAATTGAAATAACTGCTGCTGACACGAATAAGAGAACCATCTCAGGAAAAATTGTAACCTGGGAAGAACGCGGCTCAACTAGCGCTGGCGCAACGGTATTTGAAAAAGATTCAATTGATTTTAGCAAGCCAGTTAAATTATTACTTGAGCATGAAATTACCAAGCCGCTTGGCAAACTAATTGACATAACTGCAACAGATACAGGCTTGGAAGCGACCTTTCGTTTGGCTAAAACTTTTAGAGCGGATGACGCATTGGAAGAAGCCGCTACTGGATTACGCGACGGATTTTCAGTTGGCGTAAAAATTAACGAATGGAAAAATGAAGAAGGCGTGTTAAGAATTAAATCAAGCACACTTCAAGAAGTTTCATTGGTAACTCAACCAGCAATTGATTCAGCCCGTGTTGCTGAAGTTGCAGCAAGTGAAACACCAGAAAATTCCGAAGCAACCGCTACGGATGAACAACCAAAGGAGCAACAAGTGTCAGAAGTAAATTCTGAGGCCCCTATCGCCACCGAAGCGGTAGAAGCGGCACAAGCACCAGTTGTTACAGCATCAACATTCATGGCTTACACAAAGCCACGCGTTGACACAAATGTAACTGCTGGCCAATATGTATCAGCACAAATTCGAGCAATCCAAGGTGATACTGATGCCCGCGATCTAGTCGCAGCATTACAGATTGCAACTGTTTCTGAGAATACAGGAATGGTTCCACCAAACTATTTACGCGACATTATCGGCGTAATTGATTCAAGCCGTCCGTTCATTGATTCAATTGAGCGCGCACCACTACCAGCAACAGGAATGAAAATCTTTACTCCTAAGTTGGGAACACAAGCAACAGTTGCACTAACTGCTGAAGGCAATGAGTATTCTTCAACAGATACAACAGTAACCTTTCAAGAGGATACAGTTGTCAAGTTTGCTGGCGCTGGGGTAATAAATCAAGAGTTAGCAGATAGGTCTGACCCTGGGTTTATTGAACTTTATCTAAGAGAGTTGGCCGCATCTTACGCACAAAAGACAGATGCTTATGCTTCAACAATTGCAGCAGATGGCGCAGATTCTTCAACAGGATCAACAATTTACAAATCTATTGCAGATGGTATTGCTGATTCATACGGAGTAATGCGCTTCACACCAAACAAGTTATTAGTTGCGCCTTCAGGTGGTTATGTAAATATTGATTTTGCTAACCTTCTTGGAGCAGTAGATGGTTCAAACAGACCATTATTCGCAGCAGCAGCACCGCAAAATGCCGCAGGCCTTGTAACTCAAGGTAGCACAAACGGAACAATCGCAGGACTCGATCTTGTAGTTGATCCTAATTACACAGGTAACACAGGCAACGCAAAAGTTGCATTGGTTTATCCTTCACAAGCAATGCGATTCCATGAAAGCGGAACTTTTGATATTCGCGCCAATATCGTTGCAAATGGCCGTATCGAAATCGGAATTTACGGTTATGTTTGCGTAGTTAATCGCTACCCAACAGCATTCCGTAAACTAGACATAGCGTAATTTAGTGAGTGCCTGGGGTTGCTCCCGATCTCAGGCATCCTTTAATGGGAGATTAGAGAGGAACTTATGCCGTCAATAATTACCGCAGCGAATCTGCGTTCCGTATTGGGTGTAAGTTCCTCTCTTTATGATGACAATTATTTAAACGGTATCATAGATGCAAGTGAACAGGTCATCCTGCCAATGCTTGTTTCATACAAATCATTTATTCAAAAAACAGAATTAAACGATAATGTTGCCATGTTTACAACAGTCGGAATCCATGAATTTACTGAAGGACAATCAGTTGTCATTACAGGATGCGGAACACCATACAATGGCACAAGAACAGTTTTGGCAAACAACCTTGGCCAATTTACATTTAGTGCCGCAATCACTAACGCCAATGTTCTCGAAGTTAATGTCATCCCTTCAGGCGTTGCCACCCTATCAAACGCAGCAACTTATGTTGGTAATCAATCAGTCATTGCAGCAGTTTATGCAGTTGCAGTCGAAGTCTTTCAGGCAAGAGTAGCCGCAGGCGGTCAAATCGAAGGTGTTGATTTTACCAGCACTCCGTTTAGGATGGGCCGAAATTTATGGAACAAGTGCGTTGGATTATTAGGCAGTTATATTGACACCGAAACAATGGCTCAATAATGCCAGCATCAACAATTCTTTCATCGGTTAGACAACCTCTTGCAACCGCCTTTTCTGCATTGTCAGCGAATGTTTACAATCATGTTCCTGAGGCGCCACAAACCCCAGCGATTGTTTTTGTTCCTGCATCACCGTATCTTGAATTAGACACAATTGGCAAACAAACAATTCGTGCAAAAATAAATTTAACAATAACCGCAGCAGTTGCTTACCATTCAAACCCTGCATCACTTGATAACATAGAGCAACTAATCATGAGCATTCTGGCAGTTATCCCATCAGGATATGTTGTCGGATCGGTCGAAAGACCAACAGTTACACAAGTCGGCGCGTCAACAATGTTGATTGCTGATATCAATGTTTCAACCTACTACACCCAAACAACCTAAGGAGCGAAATGGCTACCACCGTAATAACTGGTCGGGATGTTACCTTCACAATCGGCGGTAACACTTTCGACGCACAAGCAACAAGTGCAACACTAACTGGCGAAATGAATCGTCAAACTTATGAAACACTAGATGGCAAGTCTTTCAAGGTAATCGATAACAACTTCACCCTAGCCGTGGAGATGCTGGCCGACTGGGGCGCAACTGGATCACTTTGTGAGATTCTATGGGGCGTTGCAGAGGCTTCACCAAATACAGGAATCAACACCGTATTTACCGCAGCATCAGGCGCCGTATTTTCATTCCAAGTTTTACCAACTTGGCCATCAGCAGGTGGAACCGCACCAGATGCACAAACAGTATCTTTAACATTCCAAGTTATTGGAGTGCCAGCAGAGAACTTCGCTTAATAATTAGAAACGGGAGCAACTAATGAAACTACCAATTACAATTGAATATAACTCAGGCGAGCAAGCAACTTATGTAGCCCAACCGCCTGAGTGGGCAAAATGGGAAAAACAGACAGGGAACATTATTGGCCAAGCACAAGACAAAATGGGCATCTCTGATCTTATGTTCCTTGCTTATCATGCACACAAGCGGGAAGCGGCTGGCAAGCCAGTCAAACCCTTTGATGCCTGGTGCGAAACTGTTACAGATGTAATAGTCGGTGATGCAAACCCAAAAGCCACCCCGCAGGAAGTCTAAGCCGTTTATTGATTCAGTTGGCAATTGCCACACAAATCCCAATGAGCGAATGGACTGAAGCCGAAGACATATTAACCGCAATTGAAATTCTAAAGGAGAGAAGCGATGGCTGATCCAGTAATTGTTTATGATCCTAAAGAGTTACGCCAGTTTGCAAAAGTAATTCGTGAAATGGGTGAGATTGCACAAAAGGAAACTGCAAAACGCGTTGGTGCCATTGCAGAGCGAACATTAAAAGAAATTCGCAATGTTGCTGCATCTAGGGGCAAGGCTGCAGATCGTGTTGCTCAAGGTGGTAAAGTCAGCAAGACTTCAGTTTTAGGTGAAATCAAATTTGGTTTTGCAAGTCAAAAGTTTTCAGGCGGTGCAACAACTCAATTTAATACAAGGAACGAAGCACCAGGACAAAGAGTTGGAATCGGTGCAGCCCATGAGTTTGGATCAAAGGCTTATCCGCAATTTCCAAGATGGTCAGGTCCAGCGCCTAAAGGACCAGGTTCACGCGGTTGGTTTATATTCCCAACATTAAGGCACTTGCAACCTTCAGTCATTAAAGAATTTGAAGATGTTATCATTGACATAAAGAAGGAATTTGACAATGGCTAGAACCTTAACCGTAGCACTTGCTGCTGACATTGATGGCCTTCGTAAAGGTTTAAAAGATGCCGAAAAGGTAGTCGATAATTCTAAAGATCAAATTATTGATTTTGGAAAGAAGGCTGCTGCTGCCTTTGCAGTTGCTGGCGCCGCTGCTACTGCGTTTGCAATATCTGCCGTTAAAAATGCTGCTGCTGATCAGGCTTCACAAAGAAAACTTGAAGAAACAATTCGTGCATCTACCAATGCAACCGTTGAGCAAACTGCTGCCGTTGCGTCTTACATTGACAAGACTTCAATTGCCATTGGTGTAACTGATGACCAATTAAGACCAGCACTTTCAAGATTAGTCAGATCAACCAATGATGTTCAAAAAGCCCAAGATTTACTTAATTTAGCATTGGATATATCTGCTGCAACTGGCAAGCCATTACAAACCGTTGCTGATGCCTTGGGTAAGGCTTATGATGGCAATACAACTTCATTAGGCCGTTTAGGTTTAGGTTTAGATCAAAACATAATCAAGTCCAAGGATATGGATAAGATTTATCAAACCCTTACTGCAACCTTCGGTAACTTTGCTGAAAATGAAGCATTAACTACCGAGAAGCAATTCGCAAGAATCCAGATTGCAGTTGATGAAGCAAAAGAATCTATTGGTGCTGCATTACTTCCAGTTGTCGATCGCTTGGCTAAGTTTACCTTGGAAGTATTGGTGCCAGCATTAAATGCATTAGTTGCAGGTCTTGTTGGACAAAATTCAGTTGATGCAGGTGTTACACAAGCAACTGAAGGTGCTTATAATTTTGGGCAACAACTAAGGTCAACTATTGATTTTGTTATTAAAATTAAAGACGAATTAGTTATATTAGGCGGCATTATTGCAACAGTATTTGTTGCCAATAAAATTGCTGCATTTGTTACTGCTATTACCACATTAGTTGCAGCCATGAAAACATTAAGAACAGCAGCAGCAGGTGCAGCCGTTGCAACTGCATTCGCTACTGGTGGCACTTCCGTTGGTGCGGCTGCCTTAGCATTAACTGCCGTTGCTGCTACTTATGGATTAAGTCAGTTTGCGACTGGCGCTGATGAAACTGGCGCAGGCGGATCATCATTTACTTATGGAACAGGAAACCCTCAGTTTGGTTTGCCTACTGGTGGAACTGGATTTACAGGTGGCGGCGGTGGTGGTGGTTTTGGCGGTGGTGGTGGTGGAGCAGGTGGCGGCGGTGGTGGCGGCATTGGAACAACCGCAGCAGGTGCTACAAGTTTAAAAAATCTTGCTGATCGCTTAACTGGTATTCAAAATCAATTTACTGAATTAACATTTCAAGTTGCTACTGAAGGAATAAGCAAAAAGGCTGCTCAAGCACAATTTGATAAATTAACTGCTGAGTTTAAAGTATTAGAACGCCAGGCTGAAAGATTAAGTGCTGATCCTAGAGTAATAGGTGGAACACCATTTGGCCAGACTGGTGGCAACACTACTAACATTTATGTTTCAGGTGCAGTTGTTGATCCTGAAGGATTGAATAGAACTTTGCAAGATTACGCAACACAATCTGATGCTCGAGGCACAAGTTTCTACGATAAATTTAGATAATTTATGAGCGTATTTACTCCCGATTGGAAATTGACCGTTAATGGGGTCGATTACACAAACATAACTCTCGCGCAATTAAGTCATGAATCTGGCCGTAAAGATATTTACACTCAGCCAATTGCGTCTTATTTACAAGTTACCATTGTTGCATTAAACAATCAAACATTTAACTTTGATATAAATGACGGAATTGCATTACAAGTTAAAGATTCAACTAATGCTTATGTCAGTTTATTTGGTGGCAATATAACTGATTTGACGGTTGAAGTTGGCAATGCTGGCGCAGCAGGAACTGAGATTCGATACAACATTATTGCAGTAGGAGCATTGGCTAAATTACAAAAAACAATAACTGATGGTGTTTTATCTCAAGATGAAGATGGCAATCAAATTTTAGATTTATTAGATGAATTATTATTAGACGCTTGGAATGAAGTGCCAGCGGGTGAAACATGGGCTGGTTATGATCCAACTACAACTTGGGCAAATGCTGGTAATGCTGGACTAGGTGAGATCGATACTCCAGGACTTTACACAATGGAGAACCGTGGATCAAATCCAGATACTATTTACAACATAGCAGCCTTAATTGCCAATTCAGCGTTTGGGGTAATTGGTGAAGATAATCAAGGGCGAATCTTTTATGCTGATGCAGATCACCGCCAAAACTATCTTTTGACTAATGGTTACATTCAATTAGACGCTGGTCATGCAATTGGTCGAGGTTTAAAGACTACAACTCGGGCTGGCGATATTCGCAATGATATTTACATAAACTACGGCAATAACTTTAATTCTCAAAAAACTGCTACCGAGCCAACTTCAATTGCAACTTATGGATATAAGGCCGAAACCATCAACTCAGTAATTCATTCAGCCGTGGATGCTCAAGCCGTGGCCGATCGTTATATTGCCCAACGCGCTTACCCTCAGCCCACCTTTGACACCATAACCTTCCCATTGACAAATTCTGAAATTGATGATGCCGATCGTAATGCCTTGCTTGGTGTCTTTATGGGAATGCCAGTTCACTTAGTTAACTTGCCAGATCAAATTTCAAGCGGTGAGTTTGAGGGTTATGTTGAGGGCTGGTCTTGGTCAGTTAGTTTTAATCAACTTTATATTACTTTAAATCTATCTCCAACCGCTTATAGCCAAGTGGCAATGAGATGGAATACCGTGCCAGTAACCGAGGCATGGAACACTTTAAGCCCAACATTGACCTGGGAATACGCTACAATCGTAGCCTGAGTATAGGAGAACAATGGCCAATCCAACCACGAATTATTCGTTTGCTATGCCTACGAATATTGATCTTGTAAAAGATTTACCTGCCGATTTTGAGATATTTGGGCAGGCAGTTGATACCCAAATGAAAACAAACTCAGATGCAGCAATAAATAAATCAACTGTTGATGCAAAAGGTGATTTGATTGCTGGAACTGCTGATAACACTATTGCAAGATTAGCCGTTGGTGCAAACGACACAGTTTTAACTGCTGATAGTTCAACGGCCACAGGCTTAAAATGGGCTACGCCTTCAAGCGGTGGAATGACTTTAATTACTAGCGGCACATTAAGTGGTTCAGCAGTAGATTTAACATCAATTTCAGGTTACAACGATTTACAATTAGTTTTAAGAGATGTTTATGCTTCGACTGCATTTACCAATTTTAGAATTAGATTAAATGCAAATTCTTCTGCTGTTTATGGTAAATCAATTTATACCTTAGCAAGCGGATCAGTTCAAAATGGTGGACCAGGACAAACACAGTTTGTTTGTAATGATGAAAATAATGCTGCGCCAGGAACTGCACAAAATGATTTTTTAGTGGCTACTTTCCCAGATTATGCAAACACTACAACTAAAAAAATCTTTTCCGTTGCTCACACTTATTTTTCAACTTCACAAAGATTTTATGCAGGTCATGGCTTTTTTGAATCAGCAGGTGCAATAACCGAAATAAATCTATCTTGTGCTAGTGGAAACTTTGGCGGCGGAACTTACAGATTGTATGGGGTAAAATAATGAGTAAAGTTAAATTAAATAAACTTATTGTGAACTGTGAAACAGGCGAAACTATTGAGCGTGAATTTACAAAAGATGAGTATGCACAATATGAGGCTGACCAAGCAACAGAGGCAGCAAAGCAAGCCGAAGCCCAAGCAAAAGAAACTGCTAAAGCGGCAATTCTTGATCGCTTAGGTTTAACTGCTGATGAAGCAAAATTGTTACTTGGCTAATGAAGCCTTGGTTATCTAAAGCAGCCGTTCAATTTAGAAAACAAGTTGATGAGTGCTACCCCGACAGGTCTACTAAAAGCGATGGATGGGTGGCTTCTCTGGCACACTTATCACGAGCATCCAAGTCAGACCACAACCCGGACCCAAAAACAGGATGCGTTAGGGCAATCGACATTACTGCTCGGTTATCTGACGACAAAAGGATTCCAGCATATTTGGCAGATCAAATTCGATTATACGGGAAAAGCCACGGCCGAATCGCTTATGTGATTTTTGAAGGCAAAATTGCAAGTCCAGTTTTAAGATGGCGTTGGAGAAAATATAAGGGTTATTCACCGCATAACCATCATTTACATTTAAGTTTTAAATCGGATCAAGATCATAACTCAGCCGAGTTTGATATACCTCTACTGAAAGGCAACTAATGAAGATAAATAACAAGCAAAAAGCAATTCTTAAATCTTATTTTCGTGGAGTGTTAGTTTCATTTTTGACATTCTTAGCAAGTAATGAACTTGGATTTGATCCAACAGTTTCAGTTATAGTTGCCGCATTAGCAGGACCAGCAGCAAAGGCATTAGATAAGTCAGAGGTAGAATATGGCATTGGATCAAATGAATCATGACAGCAACAGAATGGGCCGCGTTTGGCTCTGGCGCTTGCGCCGTGCTAACCGCCGTATTTATTGGTTTGAGATTCCTGGTTAAAGGCTGGCTTAACGAACTAAGACCAAACGGTGGTTCTTCAATGAAGGATCAGTTAAATCGCCTAGAACGGCGTGTTGATGAATTGTTTACAATTATTAGTAAGTCATAATTAAAACATGGCGAACACACGGAAAACAAAAAAACGGACTAAGGTCAATCGTCGGCGCGTTCGCCGCACTCCAGAGCCATTGACTAAACTTGACCAATGGTATATAGCAAAACACGAAATGTTTAAGGCTGCACGAAAGGCTGGATTTTCAGAATCAGTTGCACTTTATTTGATGGATAGCCCTGATGCAATGCCAGACTGGATTGTAGGAGATGGCGGGATCATCCCTAGTATACCAACTCCAGACGAGGAAGAAGATTAAAGCAAACCGTCGTTATCTAGTGGTTCCAGATTTACAAATTCCACTACACCATCCCAAGGCCGTGTCCAACCTAATAAAAATGGCCAAGCATGAAAAGTTTGATTTTGTTTTAAATACAGGTGATGAACTAGATTTTACTAGTCAGTCGCGTTGGGTAAAGGGAACCAAAACCGAGTTTGCCGAAACTCTGCACGAGGAACGCGCAATGGCGCAAGATATTTTGTTTGATTTAGGAACCACCGATATTGTCAGGTCCAACCATACTGATCGACTTTATACAACATTACTCAAAGGTGCGCCAAGCCTTATTGGATTACCAGAATTGACCTACGAACGGTTTATGGATTTTAATTCGTTGGGCATTCGCTTCCACCGTAAGGGCTACCAATTTGAAAAGAACTGGTTTTTGGCTCATGGCGACGAAGGGAACATGTCCAAGCATGCGGGGATAACTGGCCTTAATTTAGCCAAGAAATGGAATTTAAACACCGTTTGCGGGCATAGCCATAGGCAGGGTGCAGTCCGACACCAAACTGGCTTAAACGGCCGTTATTCAACGATTTGGGGTATCGAGGCGGGGCACTTAATGAACATGAGGGCCGCTAATTACCTAAAATATAACTCAGGCGACTGGAATATGGGCTTTGTAGTTCTTAGTTTTGGTAAAGGTGGCCAT